AATCTTCGCCGAGACGTAGCAGATGGAGACCGCCAGAGCTTTCAATCGCATTGAGCGCCGCCAATGTCCATCCCTTATCGTATTGCTTGTTACGGTCATAGGAGCCTCGTATTGATGCCTTCTGGCTGCTGTCGGCTCCCGCCTGATACTCGCCTTTGGCATTGTACCAGCCGTTCCACCACTCTGATGGCGATTGTGCATACAAAAATCCAAAGGATAATATGATAACGCATAGCCTCATAGGATTTCACGTTGTCTCCAGCGCCTTCTCGCCAGCGGGGGCATTCATCACCTCCGGCAGCTCATCCCACATTCGCCCGTCCAGCAGGCGGCCAGCGGCTTTCTTGCCGACGCGTTTCATCGCTGGTTCTAAGGCACCCCAAGGGCAATCATATATTGATGGTGCCCCCCATTTATCCCTGTCCCATTCAACATATTCCCCATGCTGCTTAAACAGGAAAGGAACGTTGGCCGCCTGGCAATGGTCCCGCACCGATCTTGCCCAGTCCGGGTGCATCGGTCTGGCCCCCGGCCCGCTCTCGCCGCCCATGATAACGCCGTTAACCCTATGAAATAGGGCTTGATGACTGAATAATGATAAATGCTTCCTAATATCTACCGCCCCCAAACACGGCTCCAGCGATACAATCCTAGTCGCAAGATTCATCTCTAGCAGTATCGAGATCATCCTGTCCGCCGATGGCTGATCCCAGACAGAGACGCCGCCGACGAGGTTGGGGATGGAATAATTAGAATAATAGTCTAAAATATCCGCCATTCTTTCGGGTCGCTTTGTTAAGGCAATGAAGATGTGTTGCGGACATCTCGTAGCCTGGTATAGCATCCGCAAAATATCTTTATCTTGGTGTGCCTCATGGAACGGATCGCTCATAAAGCACACCGCTATTACCTGCGGCTTCTGCGTGCTGTTCACCTGGGATAGCCGATCAGGGTGAAACGTCGGGCGGAAAGGCTCGTCAGCGGGATAACCGCATCTGCCCCTGAGCCGGGCAGCCATTCGCCGTGCCCAGCAGTTATCACAGCCCGCACCTACTGGTGAACAGCCCGTAAATGGGTTCCACGACCGATCCCAGTATATCCCCTTCGCCAGCCGGTCAGCCCTGCTCATATCGCTCCTTGTAGGCTTGGCGGATTACCAGATTAATACGTTTAAGAACATTGTCGAAAGGACTTACTAAGTTATCTGTTATCTCGTCTTCAATTTCTTTCAATGCCAACTCCAGCACTTCCTCCCCCCGCTTATCCTCAGCACCCCTGATCTCGGCTTTTATGGCCCTGTAAATCCCATTAATGTCATGTGCGGTTAATGTTTGGCCTTCTTCTAATTCAATCTTGCTCATTTCAGTGCCTCCAGTTTGGTGAGAAGTTTTAGGTGATGTCATTGCTCCCTCCTGCGCTTCTCGGCGATCATGGCTTCGGCAATATTGTAGCATTTTTCAGCAAGGTTATACCTATTAGACTTATCATTGGCATAGTAATATCCGCCATCTGGCGCAAACTCTTGCGAGGCCAATTCTCCCTGCATCGCCTGCCCCGCAAAGTAATCCAGCAAGGTCATACCCATATCCCAATAATTAGAATCGCCATGTCCCTCACCTTCAGATGGGAACGCTGGTCCACCTGTATCTGTTTTACTCATGGTTGTCCTCCTTAGAATAAGCCGTCTGGTTGTTACCTTCTCCAGATCCCCGAACTTCGACGATCTCAATCAAAGCTTTAGAGCATACCTCAAGCCTGAACGGTCCGCTGGTACCTCGTCTCACGCGGTGGATAGAACCACCGAAGCAATTCGGACAGCGAGGATCGCCATATAGATTTATGGTCGTCCTCGGTAGTTTATTTTTCAGATATTCGGGTATCTCGATCACCTGCGATTCGCCCATGTTTATTCCCCTATCATGTCGGTCGCTACCTCCAGTAGCCAGAGCGCGTCGGCCTCATTGTCGTCCTCGAACCTCCAACCTCTCGCTCGGGCAGCGTCCATCATCGCCTGCTTATTCGCGTTCCCCTTACCCGTCGCAAACTTCTTAATCGTCGCGATCGGGATCCCTTTATATGGGATCTCGTTCTGCTCTCCCCAGGCCTGAAGCTCAGCCAGGAAGCCGTGATATACGGCGGCCGCAGCCCTTCCGAGGTGCCGCGGCACTTCCTCGTATACCACCAGGTTTGGTAACGAATCGTGCAGGAAGGTCTTTTTCAGCCAGGCCCGAAACAGTAGATAACGTACACCGGCGCCGTCCCATCGGTTCGGGGTGAAGTTCTGGACCCCGGAGACGATCGGCATCTCGAACGCAGCGAACGCCCAGCCGAGCTTCGTCGCGAGGTCCAGGGCGAGGATGCTAAGATTTTGTGGCATCAGGCTCCTTTTTATCCTCGAACATCCCGATCTGCGAACGTTCCCCGAGTCGGTAACGGTTAGCTTCTTTGATCAGGTCGTTCACGGCTTTGAGTGTCTGCCGACTAAGCGAGTATTCGGTGGTCTCATCTTCAGCGGGCTCGTCGTAACGGGGCGTGTTGAAATTGAACGCTTTCCCGCTCCCAAGATCTTTTCTGGCCGACAGGATCAGCCCGATCCTACCTTTCTGATCCGATAGCGAGACGGTATGGACCACGCAGCCTTGGGCGTACTCCTTCGGGAAATCGCACATATATCCGACATGCCCGTCGAACTTCCTCATGGCCGCCAGGAACGAATCGAGCGGCGCGTCTTTCGATATGATGTCGTGTTCCTCGCTGCCGGCCTCCGTGGGGGCGACGAAGGTCAAGTGGACCTTTAGGCTCTCGCCCTCGCCCTTCACGGCTATCTTACTAAACGTGATTTTTTCACTCATAATTTATTCTCCTTCTTGTGGTCTATTATGATGACGCTTCCTCAATCTTCTCGAATTCCCATCTGGTCACCTTCGCCTCCTTAACGGTATAACCCTTTCGGGTATAGCTCTTCGTGGTGGCGCGGTAATTACCGACCAGCGCGTTCTTTCGTTCCCCAAGGGCGGCCTTGACCACCTTATCGAGATCGTCGTACTCCTTCTTGGCGGGCCTCAACACCATCCGACGCTCCAGCATCTCGATGATCTCGGCGTCCGTGACGATCTCCAGCTCGTCCCCGTAATCCAGCGGCGGCATACAGACGTGTGCCAGCGGGCAGTCGAGGCAGAGCGACTGATCCTGCACGAAATCCGGCCTGGTACCGTTCTTTACGTGACTCTCGATCCGGTCAGCCTTTTGTATGAGGGCCTCGGCATAATTATAATCCAGGCTGACGTCGATCTGCTTGAACTGGCCGCTGGTCTTATTCTTGATCAGAATGATCCCCTCCTCGTACTCGGCGAGCAGCAAGTATATCTGCATCTGGGCCGACCACTTCGCCAGCCACGGTCGGCTGCGGGATAGCCTCATTAGATCTTCGTACGTATCGATCTTCACCCAAGTGAACGGGCTGGACGTCTTGACCTCCAGCGGGATCTGTACATCGTCGACGAGCACGAAGCCGTCCATGTGGCCGGTGATGTTATGCTCCTTCCATTCCACCGGGCGCTGCTGCCCGATCACGTCGATGCCGGCATCGGCGAGGTCACGCTTGATCGCCTTCTCCTGGTGGTTCCCCTCATCGAATATGTACTGCAATCTGAGATCGTACGCCGCCTTCTTATTCCAGTCGGTGCGCTCGAGGACCAGCCGTCTTTCGCATGGGTCCCCGAGCGCGCTGGCCCGGTTCGTGTGTACCGGGTAAACTTTGATCTTCTCGGCCTTGAAGGTATCGATCGCCGCGATGATGTCGATCATGATGAATCCTCCTCTTTATGTTCGGCCAGCAGTTCCTTCAGCACCTCGAATGACCTCGCGAAGTCGTTGTGGTCCCGCATAGCGGACAGGAAGTTCAACAGGATCGTGACCATCTTCTCGTGGTCCGGGAGCCTCGGCATCCTGTTCGGTTCCCTACCCACTTCATCTTCCCGCGTCTGACCTTCCAGCGCACCCTCGATCAGCGCGATAATTCTTACCTCCGCGCCGCTCGCCTCAAGTACGTAGATATCCTTATTATCATTATGCGCGAGTACCTTCATGTTGTCTCCTTAAAACGGAATATCGTCGTCTTTATTTGGCTGTTCTTCGGTTGGCGGCTCTTCTTTTTTATCCTCAGATTTCATCGCACCCAGATCGTCACGGGCCTTCTTCAGCGTCCTGAACAGCCAGTTACGGGAGAGCTCCGTGATATGGTTCTTGTAGATGAACTTATCTTTATCGTTCGTAAAACCGCTCAGTTCGCGGACGCCCTTCTGAATATCTTCATCCCCGATCCCGTAGAGCTTCTCGATGATCGCCCGCAGTTCTATTCTGGCCTCGTCTATTGTGCCGGTCGACTTCTCGCCCTCTTTCTTCCCGCCGGATTTTCCGGCCCCAGCCTTATCGGAAGCCTTCTTACCATACTCCACCGACTTTACGTCGCTCCTAGCGATATTAACTTCCTCGAGTTCCTCCCAGGTGATGTTCCGCAGACCCAGGAAACGTTTGATACCGTTACCTAACATGTTGCTGTACGCTTTCTGATCGATATTGGTCTCGTCCGGCTCGACCCGCTTGCCGTACTTCATAGATAGGAATTTATCCCGTTGTGAGCACTTCCCCTGGATATCCATGACGCGACCGGCCAGGCCGATCTGCGCGTAATGCTTGTAGATATAGTAACGCCCCTCGCTGTCATCCGCCCAGATCTTCTCGGATCGGTGGCTGGTGATCGACAGCCCGAAGACGTGGGCTACCGCCTCGGACCCGGTCGCCTGGAGGTACGGGGATCCAGCCTCGTCTACCCAGTCCGACGGCTTGGTCGCCTTCAGCGCGATGATCTTTAGCTTCTGGAGCATATCCACCTTACGTTCGGCGGCCTCCATGAACCTGTCGACCTCCTCCTTCGTCTGGAATCCCACCGCCTCGGCGAACGGGATTCTATGCTCCCGATCTGCCGGAGCCAATCCGGTCTCGGTATGAACCTCTCCCTCTTTAACCTTATCGTTCATAATTCTCCCGTTCTTTCCAATCTATATGGTTCTTCCTTCAGACGCTCGCGCAGCTCGCCGGTCAGCCCGGGATATCGTTCCACCACCTCCAGGGCGGCCAGCGCCCTCATCAGCAGTTCGGCGCGCAGACGGATGTTCCGATCGGCCTGCATCTCCTTGAAATGTCTCACCACATCTACCGGCACGTATGCGATCTGTTGAGTTATAACCTCGCGATTGACCCGGTGCTTGACGGCGCTCATGATACCCTCTTCAGTACGATCTTCCCGGGATATCTCGGGTGACGGCTGGTAGTCGTAAAATTACGTTGCATTTTCTGACCGAATCTGTGGGCGGTCGCCGCGAGCCTACCCTGCAAGCCCTGAAAGGTTTCGCCGAGAGCTGGTCGGAACGTCCTGATGTCTCCGACGTCCATATCGTTGAACGTCAGGACGTTGATCCTCGTGACATTCGATGACGGCGGTATATCCAGCTTCAGCAGACGACGTAACGCGCTGTTCGGCGTGTCCGTTATCGGCGTCGAGATGTTCTGGATGACCTTCCAGACTTCGTCGTCCACTCGTATCCTATGTTTATCTTTCACGTCTTTTCTCTCTCAAAGGCGGATCAGCGGCCCGTCTGGGTAATGATAACCAGACGAGACGGGAGGTGATATTACCGTCTCATCGACCGCCGATCCTGAATGATACCTCCTGAATAATATCCCCGTGGCCGGATTCTCCACTCGGCCTACCCTCGCGGGCCATTCCGTTCCTAAATGGCGCTGATCTCAAGTAGCGATGCCCAATCTTACACGGCTCTACCGCGCCGCACGGGGATTTCAAAGAACGTTGGCAGAGAGTAGTGATATTCGTTGAGCTCATTTACGAATTTTGCAAGATTTCTCCAGCCGATGCTACATCTCTGCCAATTCAAAAAATATTGGGGCGGTGTTTCATGAGGCAGTTGCCGCGCCCGCTCTGGGATCTCCCCAGATACCATACCGCCCCGGATGCGCCCGAATCGGAGTCGAACCGGAACGTCGAGGGCCCCTCCAGGCGTCTCCCCTGACGGTACCGACCGGACTAATAATGGGCTAGACGATCCGTTTAGCCAGGTCACCTACGGTTATCTCGGCGTTGTCATCGATAGTCATATCGAAGGCTATCTCGATCTGATGTAAACCATCTTTGTAAGCATTGAGAACCGCAGCGAGAAGAGATTCCCTTAATTCGCGCCTGGCCTGATCCTTCGTGATCGGCCTTCCCTTATCGTTCAAGATCACTTTTGATACTCTCACGTTTCTCTCCTTTATTTGTTAGGATTTTATCAGGAACCCATCTGGCTTATCTAACGCCAGATGAACCGCCTCGCCCGCTAGCCGGTCGAGCTCGTTTATGTACTTTATATCGAAGTGTCCTTCACCCTTCCGATGGGCAAGCTCGTGCAGGATCAGTCCCGTCAGCCCAGGGATGATCGGATCGAGCGTGATCTTGGCGAGATTGAACGTGATCGTCCCATCGCAGAAATTCGCCAACCCTGAAATCTCGTAATCCCTGAAGAATCTCACGTTTAATCGCTTACGCTGTAGCTCGTTACTCAAGAATATGGCGTAGTTGGCTAACATCATCATATCTTCCGTCCAATCGTCAAACGGGATATAGTCCACTGCTTTCGGGATCGCGCCGAAGTTCTCGTGGGCGCTGACGATCCCCGCCTCTTTGAAGCGGGACTTCTCAGATGCCGATAACGTACGGGGATGAACGAGCATGAAACCCGCGCCGATCGCCCTCTCGTTGGCCTCCGAATCCGGCGACCAGATCGCGACCTTCTCGCCGTAACGTTTTCTGCTGACCGCGAGTACTGAACCGCTAACGAGATCGGAACTCTCCATCGCAAGCCTGATCCACGCCTCGGAACAGTCGTCGGGATCAAGACCTTCGGCGACGTTATTAAGGATCACCGCGTAAATATCCCTGAGGTAGCAATCGCCCACGGTATCGCGGTTCGGCGGCATCGGCACCTTCTGCTGCACGTCAGCCGAGTAACGGCACGCCAGCGGCTGCACCGGAATACCCAGTTCGTAGAGCCACCCCGTTTCGGTCCAATGAGGTTTATGATGGATCACCACGTCGGTCATCCGATACGATTCCTTCAGCACGCCATCGCTCTCGATCACCGTATTGAGCGCTACCTTCTGGGCGCCGATCGGCTCGCTGGGGGACGAGTACGTCTCGTCGTTCACGATCAGCCGCTTACCGGGTGGCGGCATGAACAGGCGTAGCATCTCGACTACCTCCTTAACTTCGGCTTTCGTCCACGTCACCTCGGTAGTCACCAGCGTTCCGTTTTCACGCCTCCTGGTCAGCCTCCGCCGGCCACCTCCCCGCGGGAACTCGATCCCGCCGCAGGTCGTTTCGATCCGCATCGATAGCGCGATGGCGGCGAGCTCCTTCTCGCCGAGGTTGAAACGACCGCGTACCGTAGGATCGGCCCGCTTGGGCGTATGCCCGTACAGCGTGTATGCGTCCCTGATATCCCGGAACCCGGCACCGTCATCCTCCACCGTGATAACCGCCGCCCGGTTACCGTTCTTGATGACGTCGACCTTACAGAAGGTCACGTCCTCATCCCAGGCGTTCGATACGAGCTCGCGAACGAAACTCCACTTCGGCCTCCCGGCCTGGAGCTCGGCGAACCCCTTCGTATCAATCTCCAGTCGGTTCATATTATCACCTCTTTATTTATTACGTGTTTCGGACCCTTTCACGGCTCCAATATAAGCACCCCAGGGGCGGGATGATACTACTTTTTTAATTATTATTTAATAGGGGGGGAAATAACGCTCTGGGAGGTCGCTGAAGGACGCTAACCTTCTAGGAAGCCCAACTACGTGGCGGGCCTTAAAATCCGGTTAAGGCCGTGTTAGACTCCAGTTAGGGGAAAATAAGCGGGTACGTGGGGGTTGGGCGCAGGCTGCGGATCATTTCTTCTTTTCCCACGACCTGCCAAGCACATAACCGCCTATGCCGATGGTGAGTAAATTCCACATACCGCCCGGTATGGGAAGAATCGGGAAATCGACCCCGAGCGCGATCAGGTACTGCGCCAGGATATAGTTATTGAAGATGATGAACACGAAAACCATCATCGTGATCGGTCGCCAGTGCCGCTGTAACCAACTGCCCTTCGACTCGGATATCACAACCTGAGCACGGGCGTCAATGAGGGCGTTCTCAATCTCGGCCTTCAATTCGTTGGCCCTGTCCGTATCGGGCACGAACTTATCCACCACATCGGCAACCTTGCCAACCACAGACAGAAAACCCATTTCAGTTACCTCCTAAGTTTGATTTTATCCACGCGGTTATCCCGCTAGACACGGCGGCTATCCCCGCTGAAACTCCGATATAAATATTGCGTACCTTATTGATTCGATGATGCAATACCTTGTCTTCGTCCTCGAGGTTTTTCAGTCGCTGCTCATGGCTCGTTTTAAGCCACTTAACGTCATTGCAGACGGTGGTCAGATTCTCCCGGTCTTTATCGGTGAACGCCATCAGACCTCCATTCGCCCGGCCGCCTCGACGAATTTCTTCACCGTCCCCTTACCGGTAGGGTTGTAGATTCGCTTCCAGTAGGCCGCCTGCTCCTCCAAACCTTTCGGGATGGGGTTCGGATCGCGTCGATATTTCAGCCTGCAAAGAACAACCTGAAGGGCGATATTCCTGAGGATTTGGGATCTCGTCCACGGACCCTTCTCGATGTCGGTGATATTTTGGATCCTCTCGCGTAAGTTGCCCCTGAATACCGCGTAGTTGAACCAGATGTCCTCCGCCGTCAGAAGCGGATCCCTGTCCGGTGGCCCGCTTTCCACTTGCCAGAAGCCCAGCCCCGGGCCCCGGGGTTGCTGTTCAAGAGCCCGATATCCGGTCTCCACCGCGCCGGTACGCATCACCAGCCCGAATGCCTCCTCGGTATACATATCGAGGCCGATCAGGACCTCCTTAACGATCTTACCCACGCTGTTAACAAACGTCCTCTTAAACCTCATCGGTATCCTCCATCATGGTCAAACTGACGTTAAACGGTTTATTGGAACCGGCCACGAAATCGATCTTCGGTAGCCCCTCCATCCTGAGCCGGCGTACTATCTTATCGGCGTCATCGTCGTTAAAGATGCAGTAGAACGGGAACCGCGCGCCCTCGACGCGGTCCTGGAACTCCTGGAATTCCCCGAACTCGGCCTCGGTCATCGGAGCCAGGGTGATTTCGAACGAGTCCAGCCTGCCGTAGTACTGCTCGGCCAGGGTGCGGGCGCTCGCCGTCCGTCGCGTCTTTACGCCCGGATAGCCGAACTCCGCGGCGTAACCGCCGGTCGCTTTGATGTCGAACTCGTAGACCTTAGCGGGCGCGGCCAGCCCGACGTAGGAGTCGGCCCGCGCGTTGCTAGCGCCGTCATCCTGGACGACCTGGAGGAACCAGAATAAGTTATCCTCTACATCGGTGAATTCCACCAGATAGAAGCCGAGATCGTCATCGTCCGGGCAGTCGATATATTCGCAGCCGGTAATCGTACCGTGCAGGTCGTTCCCGCTGGCGTCCTCCCACTTCCCGGCCTCCTTATCGATCCCATCATGATTGTATTCCGCCACGCAGCCGATTTGGACAAGGGTTACATTGTCGATAAGTATTTCGTTGTCGGCGTGACCACTACCATCATCGGCATAAATCAACAAATCATGTGTCCCCGTCTCGGTTGCAGTAAACTCCTCGGAATATGTATCCCAAGAGCCCTCACTCAGAGTTACATTGCCCGGATCAATTAATGCAGTCTTCCCTACTCTTATGAGAGTATGGGATAAATCAGTTATCTCTATATGCTTATAATCGAAAGTTATCCGATATTTAATCCCCGCCGTGCAAGTAAATTGATCATTAAGTCGCGCCGAATCACTTACCCCATCGTTTGCTTGGATCCTCAAAGTTTTATCATGGCCCGCGTCTCCACTGTCGTATCCCCCGGTTATAGTTGCTCCGCTGCCCACCCAATTTCCGGCAGTATCCATATCTGAATCATCGCTGGTAATAAATGAAGTCATACTACCCCACTGATCCGCCACCGGTATCGGTGTATGAGTCCAGCCGTTGTAGCGGGCGAGGGCTTCGGCGGCAGATAAATTGCGGTTCCATAGGCGAAAGAGATCTATATTTTCTTTGTAATAAGTGATATTATGAAACCCGAACTCCAAATGAGCTGTGGCGGGCAAATCCAAATCCCCACCTGTTTTAATATCAGTGCTTAATGATTGAGAAACCCCATCAGTATACAAGGCATTGGAGGTTCCATTTACAAGCGTCCATATAATATGATACCGCGTATTTGCAGTCGGTGACCAGATACATTTAACCTGCTGGAGGACGTTTCCGCCGACCTTAATCGCGGCATCAAGATGGGTGCCATTATACGTAATCCGCATGAAATTGTTCGAATCCTTATAGCGTGAGAATAAGATCGGAACGTTTGAGAGGTCGGGCATATCGATAATACACTCAATCGCCCCATCTCCATAGCCCCAATCCAGATCAGCATCATCGGAAACGACAACCTTATCGGCTATCCCGTTAAGCCTCAACCGTGGCCGCCCCTTCCCCAGCAGACCCGATATGATCTTCGAGTAGGTGACCTCGGTGGCCGACCCCACCGCGTCGGAGGTGTGCGCCAGGATATTGATCATATCGCGCAGGGCCAGCGGATAGGCGACCGGCAGGTTCTGGCCGTCGATCACGAAGGCGTCATACGTACGCCGCTTCGTCAGCGCCGTATCCAGCCGCCAGGTGGTGCGCTCCCCGCTGGTGTCGACCTGTACCGGCCGCTCCGGGTAGCCGTCCATCACATTGACCGCCTGAGCTCCGTCCGCAACGGAGTTGCCCAGGTAGTCGGTCGCGCCCTGGTCTTCGACCGTCGGCTCGGCGGTCTGATCGACGTTCGCCAGGTCGGGAACGATCAGCTTCATCTTGGTCGGCGTCATGATCGGCATCGTCTCACCTCACGATAGATCGTGCAGTTGTATCGCCTCGAAGCGCATCACGTCCGACCGCGCGACCTTGAATACCCACCAATACTTGTAGATCGTCTGGCCGTTGCGGGTAGCGTTCGCGGTGACGTCCTCGCCGTAAACCTTATACGGTACGTTGGAGAATTCGATGATATCCCCCACGTCAAGATCGAGGTGCATTTTGTCCAGTGTCCCGATAGCGATATTGTGGGGCTGTTTGAAAAATCTCAGCAGAAAAGTCCTTAAATTAATCGCCGTAGCACTATCGCCTATATTCGGGGCTTCGTGGATCAAGGTGCTTTGCGCTTCAGTGATGTTGTATTTGGTCTGCTGATCGGTGTCTTCCGATATGCCGGCAGCAGACATATATCGCCCTTCCGAAAGATTATACCGCACATCCACCGCCGTCTTAATGTCATAAATCGGCGTCCGATCAAATTCTAGACCTGTTATATCTCTGGCATCAAGAACCCTATCGCTGGAAGTATAACTGGCTATCATAACCTTCATTTTTATTGTGCCGTCTGTCTGCCACCATATCCAGGACTGGGAATCTTTGCAAAGAGAAAAAAGGAAATCTCTTGCAGGTATCCGCTCAGTTAAAGAAGTAGAGCATTTATAAGAGATCGCCGGGACATCATTACTGGCAATATTGAATGTATCCCGATCAATTTCTGTATTACCCAAAGAAATAAGATCGCGCAAAACCGATTCAATTACCCCGGCGAAATTCTCAATGGCATTATCTGATCCCGCTTCTTCGTTATGGTCCTCATGCTCTTCAGTATATCCATCCCCTACTGCCCGGTCATTTATCCAGGTGCCATACTCAACGCCCTTGCCAGCGAAAAAGAGCTGATAAATCTCACCTGGGGTATATGTAATTTGTTTATATATTTCATAAATATCAAAATCTACTTTTTCAGTGCCCGTAAAGTTTGTAATTGCTTCTAGTCTTATTCCGGCATTTGTTGATATCCCTGTTTTATCTGCTGATATATGTGAGCTATCATTTATAATTCGCGCATCGGGATAGCTTGCGCCGCTTGGCTTTGTCGTTTGATCTGTCCATACAACTAGGGCACCAACAGCCATTTTAACTTTAATATCACCATCAGCCGCACCATTTGCATAAGTTAATTTCCCGTAATAAAATAAATCGACGTTTGATATTCCCGTATCAGCAAGTCCTTGGTTTTCCCATTCGCGCCAATAGGTTGTAGCAATTTGCATATAATCACCAATAGATATTGCTGCAACGTCATTATCCATATCACCACTTGAAGCGGTGCTGAAGTCTTTATCATGGACGGATTCAATTGGCAATAAATTTGTAACCCCATCGCCAGACTTGCCCGCTGTTGAATCTACAGCGTAAACATAATCTAAATATTTTGGATCAATATTGTGTGAGATTATACAGCCAGAAGAGGTATTTTGCTCTACGGCTACAAGTGGAGTGGCATCATTGAATAATCGGACAAAACGATTAAGGATTCTATCTTTGGCCCATAATTCCACCTGAAGCCCCGAAACAGACAATGAGTCCATTTTATTTCCTGCTATAAACCAGCGGGGATTTCCAGATGAATCAACCCCCAAAGAAATGGACGGAACAGGATTACTAATTTCTGAAGCCGTATCCAATGCCTTTGAATCATCACCCCTGTAAAATCTATGATCTCCCCATATCTCCGGCCTTATTTTTCCTTGACTATTTTCTGGCAATCCTTGACCAGTATCGGCGGCATCGGAATCCGTCAAATAAGTTCCAATATCAATATTAGCAATCTCTGACCGATCCTCAATATTGATGGTAGTTTTCTCGCGGGTATGTTTGATGTCTCTGACGATACCATTGGAGAATAGCGGGAAGCAGTTGGCAAAGGTGGTGACGTCCGGCAGGTAAGCCCGGATGTCGATCCTGCGGTTATAGAAACCGATGTCGGCGCCGGCTCCAAGCCCAGTATCTTCCACCAGGTCGGACCACCTCTTGCCGGGCTCGAATTCTAGATTATCAATCATCAGCTGTAGATTCTGGATAGAATGAGTATGCTCCAGCATATCCAGTTCCTGGGCGACCTCGGGAAAGGGATCGGCTGAAAGTATGTCCAGAAACTTCTCCGTCCCCAGCGCCGGGGACGGTTTACCGGAGCTCAGGGATACGTAGGCGGATTCGTCGCCGTAGTACATCCGCGCTAGTATGAGCATCTTCCCGCCCGCGATCTGCGAGAGTGACAGCCATTCGCTGGAGACGGTGATCGGCACGTTAGCCTTTATCCCTCAGTGCGAGTTTGTTCTCGAGCCGTCTAGCGCCTTCTTCTAGGACGGGTATTACGATCTCCTGCACTACACGCTTATCGGTGAGCGCGCTATAGAAATGGGCCTCCAGTACGATTTTAGTCTCACCACCGCCTATCGCCCGTACACCTAGGTCCCCGCCGGGGAGCCTCGTCAGCGGTAGGATCGCCTCCGGGCCGGCCTCGCCGGCCAATGCCGTTCCGCCCCTCATCGGCATCAGCGTGGGCCGGTCTATGATACCGCCCTTGGCGAATGTCGCCGTTCTAACTTTTGCCTTAGCCGCTTCCAGACCAATCAATGAAGCAATGATGGCGGGCAATCCTATTGCTCCAAGGAACGAGCTGGATATAGCTACACTTACTGCCTCAGATGCAAGTATCACCCCTTCCATCATGTTCAACAACTGCAATATGAATTTCTGAATTCTCTCTCCCTCTGTAAGATCAGGATCAAAGGCGACGCCAAATGCCGACTGAAGCTCTCGCGCTACGTTGATCGTCTTCTTCATTGATTTATCAATATCAAGGCCGCTGCTGATGGTAACACTGGCGGCCTCTCTCGTTGCTTCCGCTTGATCTTCTAGCGCCTTCGTCAAAAAGTCAACATCCGCCTTCAAGATCATGGCTTCGGTTTCCCAATCATGCCACGTCTTTACAAGTATATCGGTAGTAGTAATATTCTCCCACATCAGATGGATGAATTTTTTCCACCCCGGGGCCGCCATAATACCTTCCAGTTTCTCCAGGCGGGATTGCGCCTCCGATAACTGTATCTTTAACGACTTCTCGATTATCCCGGCCATTATGGCCAGGTTCTCGATCCATCCGAATAGAGCGGGTAACCCGTCAAGGAGGCTTTTCGCCAGGTTTTCGATGGCCGGCGCGAGCGTCAACACCGCCGCCGTCACCCTTGATTTAATCGAGGATCCCAGCCGTGTCATGGCGTCGTTCGCCGCCTCCGCCCCCCTGAGCAGATCTTCATCAATGACGATGCCTAGGTCGTGAGCCTCCTGGCGCAGGTCGTCCAACGACTTCACGCCGTCCTTGATGAGCAGCGCCATCTGAGTCCCGGCGGTACGCCCGAACGCCGCCGCCATCAGAGCAGCCCGCTGGGTCTGATCGGCCATACCGGCGGCCTTCTGCATGATGAGATCGAAAGCCTCTTCCGCGCCCTTTGAGGCTATGATATTATTCAGTAGCTCCTCGTCGAGTTTACGAAGGATCGTGACCATCGTACCGGTATTGACCTTCGCCTCGCCGATGCCTTTGGTGAACTTGGTCATCGCGCCCTGTAGTGCCGATGTTTCGATCCCCGCGATGTTCGCGGCGTGGGATAATTCCTGCATCATATCCGTGGAGATCCCCGCAGCATCGGACATCTTAGCGATCTTATCCGCGGCGGCCAGTGACTTCTTAATGAGCAAGCCTATGACGGCTGGCCCGGCCAGGGCGATGATGCCCATCTTAAGGCCACCCAGGGATTTCGTAAGCTTCCCTACGCCGCCTTTGAGCTTGGCAAATGAGCGTTTCATAGCACTGGAATTCTGCTTGGCGATCCGCTTCGCCTTCTTCATTCCGGCCTCGAACTTGGCTGTCGAGGCGGTTATATCTGCTCTAAGAGCGCCTACAGGCGGGGCCATATTTTATCTTTCCCTCATATCCCATTTCCAAAAGCCGGATGAAATATTTTTATGGCGGCTATTCGACAACAAGGCTCACTAGGAAAGGTTTTATCGGATTCCGTTTTCTGAGAGCGATTTAAAATATTTCTCGGGTAGTTATTCAGGGATAATACCCTCAAAAATAGTTTGCCCGATTCCCATTTTTCAAGGGCAATATTGGATATTATGCCCATTCTGAGCCATTTTTCTCGTCGAGAAACCGCTATTTCGAGAATAGTTTGCCTAAGAACCGGTTTCCACGAGTCAAAATGAAAATATTTTGACGGGTAGTTGAAAAATCGAAATCGTAAAAAAGGTTTGAATAAAATCATTTTTCCAAGACCTGATTGAAAAATTTTCTAGAATGGCTCTGAAAAATAGAATTACTGAAACTAGTTTTAAAAAATCCTAAAAATGAAATCCAATCTGAAAAATTTTTAGATGATCTTTGATTTCCAGATATTTTTAAACTGTTTTTTATTTTACTCATTTTTCAAATGCTTTTAGGAAATTTTTCAATCATCATTCAATTTTCAACTTTTTTAAAACTAGTTTTATTTTTCTCCAATTTTGAAACGCAATCTGAAAATTTTCTAATTATACCTTTATTTTACCGATTTCTAAATCTGTTTTTATTTCTTCCTTTTTTTAATGGTCAACTGGAAAATATTTCGATTGCTCCCCCTTTTTTAGGATTTCCCAAACTAGTTTATTTTCTCGCTCATTTTAAATGCCATTCTAAATATTTTTTAATTAGCCCTTTTTTCTCAGATCTTTTCCACCCATCATGCCGGTGATCATTTCGGCCATCTCCAGCATCTGTTTCGTGCTCTGCTTTTTGGGCTTCTCGCCACCGATCTTCCGTATGATCGTTTTAAGATCGGGCATCTTTTTAACCCGGCTGAACGCGGCTACGTGCCAGGCCGTCCATGTGGCCAGCTTGTATTGCTCGTTGATCCCATCGATCCTCGCCTCTATCCAGATACGGGTTTCATAAGGCGTCAGAATCCAGAACTCAGCTGGTTTCAGGCCGTAGCGATATGCGGCTTTTTGTGTCTGAAGAACCAGGTCAACGGCTTCAGAATCTTTCTCAGAATCGTCATCAGAGGGTTTATGGGAACCGGCTCCTCCGTGCCGTGAAAGGCGAGGTTGATCGCCCGGGTGATACTCTCGATCACCGTTAAGACGGGCGGCGAAGCCTTCTGGATTTCCTCCGCCGTTAGCCCGGTACCTATGGCGAGGACTTTTGAAAGCGTTACCAGGTCCGTATCCAGACAGGCCTGGGCGATCTTCTCCTCGAAGTCTAGCCCCAGCTCATCCTGGATATGCTTGATCCTCACCCAGTCGTAGTAAACCGCTACGCTCTTACGTCCGATTTTCATGTAAAGCCTCCGTGTTAGGCCGTTATAACCTTAAGCCAGCGTGATCTTACCCATGATCTTTAGCGTTACCGATGCGGTCAGTACTCCGTCGTGGGGTGCCGAAGGCTCGAAGCCTGTCACCAGCGCGTCGAATGTCCAGGTAACCGCCGGTGAAGCGTCAGAAAATACCAGACTCCAGTTGTCCAACGTCGTCGCGGCGAAATCCAGGAGTATCCCCGCGGCCGGGGCATGGGTGGCGTCATCGGGATCATAGTTGATCTCCAACGATATTTCTCCGCCGTCTATATAAGACGCGATGAACGTCCGCCAGTCGTCGGTCGCGTCCGCGTCGGTGGTATCGATCGTCTCGCGACTGATCGACGGTCCCGATATGCTCAGAACCTGAGCGATCTTGGTCCCGCTCGTACGTAGGATCGTACAACCGTGTCCTCCGTATCTTGCCATGTCGTTATCCTCCTTACGCTAATGTTACCTTGCCCAAGACCTTATAGGTCACGGACGCGGTTAATACGCCGTCGTGGGGCGCTGACGATTCAAAGCCAACGCATATCGCGCTGAATGACCAGGTGGTCACCGGCGACGTTGGAAACTGAATCCTATAATTCGTCGCCACATTACTTGCGAACGCCTCCAGTATCCCCGCGGTCGGGGCATGGGTCGCCTCATCCGGGTCGTAATTGATCTCCAATGAGATCTCCCCCCCATCGATGTAGCTCGCTATAAAGGTTCGCCAATCATCGGCCGCATCGGCGTCGGTCGTGTCGATCGTCTCGCGGCTCAACGAAGGGCCACCGATGGAAAGCACCTGGGCTACGTTAGCCGTGAAAACCTCTGGGCTGGCCCCGTCCCCCTTCTGCAGCTCAACCGCGTGTGATCCTAGTCGTGCCATATCTCATCCCTCCTAAGTTATCGCCTCGTAATGCATGATCTCGAAATCCATCGAGATTCGCCATAGTTCCGTTTCGGCGTCATAAAGATCGCGGTCGTTTAATAGCATAGCGACTATCACATTCACCGCCGGGGAGCCAACATCACCGCTGTAACCATCCAACCTCTTTCTGACCGCCGTCGCCAACGTCTTAACCCCCGCATAAGTGGTCGCCCAGGCGTCGATCTGTATCCTGGGATTCGCGATCCCCGCCGCCCCGTCCATGTCATGCTCCCGCGGGCCGCTCACCCGCTGGTACACTAGTAGGGGTAAGGTCGGTTCCTGGGGCATCTTGCCGGGATACATCCGGTCGCTCACCAGTGCGTCCACGGCACCGCCGGCCAGGATGTACGTTCTGAGCGCCGACTCCATCACATCTGCTCGATCTTAAACGCCCGCCCCTCGACGTCGGCATAAACTTCCGCGGGGAACTCGATCTTCACCGTGGTGACGCCATCCTCGTCCGGCTCGATTATTACGCGCTGTACTTGTTTTATTTCCACCCCGTTGATAGTCACTTCCCTCCTATGATCGGAGTCCGTGATCGCGGGCCATCTTAAAGTTACCTTGTTATACACCGAGCGCCGCCTTTCCCTTCTTGGATAGCTTATCCGCCGCCGCCTGTCTCGCCAGCCGCTTGGCGGTGCGTTCCAGACTTTTCCCTACCTCGCGGGCGAAGGTAGTCAGTACCTGCCTTTTGTTCGTATCCCAGGCCGGCCGGAGCGTGGGCTGCGCCGACGTCCTGGCCGTCCCGAACTCGATCAGGTGTCCCCTGAAATCGGTGGACCCGACGCTCATGACGACGGCTCCGGGTGGCACCTGCCGATCCTTCCGCTGGGAGCGGGAGACGGTGGGACTGATCCTGAAGCTACTCTTAAACCTACCCTCCCTCACGGGGGCATTCGATTCCGCTTCCGCCAGCACCGGCTTCAGAGCCTTCTTCATCGCTGATTTCAGCACGCCTTTCGCCATCGCGTTAGGGAGCGTGTTTAACGCCCTCTCTAGGCTCCGCCATTCTACCGTGAGGTCAACGTCTATCATTCTACCTTGTGGGCCAGGATCTCCCAGCCCTCCTTCCGGCCGATCTCCAGTATCGCCGTGATGTCGTAATTATCGCCGTCGTAGACCAGCCGGTGTTTCGTGGTGATCGTCATGTCGCTATTGTAACGGATTCGGAACTTCGTATCCGCCCTGCTCATCAATTGCTGATTCTGCGCCCGCTCGTCACCCCGTAACGGCAATACCTGGGCATAAACGGTATAGACGGTGGTCCACGACTTGATCGGCTCACCATAAGTATCCTTCGTCTCCGTGAGGCTCTGGATCGCCACCCGCCTGCGTAGCTTACCAGCCCTCATCGTAGTCCCTTTTTCAGGTGCTCCCACGCCTCGCCACTCCTGATCTCCGCCTCCGTCCATTGGCAGTACGCCAGATCGTCAAGCCACTGTTGCCTGTCCGGTCGTATCGGCCTCTTAACCGCCTTCAGTTCGTGGGCCGCTACCGACCAGACCATGCTGGCCTTGTCCAGGGCGATCACCGGCACGCCAGCAATGATCGCGTTGACGCCCGAGGTCGAGTTGAATGTCACGACTATCCTGGTGCGGGAGAGATCCCGATCCAGATCTTCGATGTCGCTATACTCGCAACCGACATCTATCTTCTCGGAGGCGTCTAGCGGGTGCCTTCGCAGCAGGACGTTCTTGACTCCCAGGCTTCGCAGCTCCTTTACCGTATCCCTGTACCACGAGACGATGTTCACGTATTTAACGGATGAGTCCGCATGTAGCTGACCCATGATCAGCACCACCCCGCCGCCGCGCTTCCACCGATCGATCGGGACGCCATGTTTCTCCCAGCGGTCGGATGGGCTGTTCGCGTTAAGGAAGTCAGCCCTCCCCGCGTTACCGTCGTAACCGAGACAGGTCATCTTGTAGCGGTCGCCGAACTTCCCGCGCTCCATCATCAGATAACGTTTTCCTACTTGCCATTGGGCATCCATCACCGGGAGAGCCCGATCGTGATGGCCCCAGAAGACGGCGAGGTCGCATTCGGTAGGCAGGTAACCACCGATGATCTGCGATTCGATGCCATGGATACGTAGCCCATCGGCGAACGCCTCACCCCACAGTTGGTGATGTGCCATCGGTGGGTTCATGTGGATGGTTACTTTCAGCGTCATCTCGATGCCTCCACGACGATCGTCCGGCCACGCGTACCCGGTACTACCGTTTTTAAACTTCTCTCGTATTGTGTCCACCAAGCAGTCGGTGTAAAGCCTACTGATCTCAGCAGTTCGTCCAGCTCAACCTCAGTATAATGACGTTTGTGGTAGGGAAAACGGGCGCGTTCAAATGGGACCACATTGGCATTCGGTACGCTCATCACGATCCGCGGGCAGGCTTCCCGCAGGGATCTCAGCATCGTGGCCGGATCGCTCAGATGCTCAATAATCTCGAAAAGGGTCGCGCCGCCGCAGGAGATGAAATGATCTTTAAAGCCGTCCACGTCCAGGACAAGGTAGGATGTCCTCTCGTGGTACCAATGTTCGCAGGCGAAGGCGATCGCCTCCGGGTCTTTATCAATCCCGAGCACGCCATAGCCTGTGTCAGCCAGAATCCAGCTTCCGTAACCGCACCCGCAGCCCAAGTCCAGAACCGGGCTCATAAAGCCCCGTTCCTCCTCTGCGGCGAAAACGTAACGACCGATATGATCAGCCTGTACAGTCGCCAAGGTGGTCGCCGTCTGCCTCTCGCTCATCCCAGCGCCACCTCCAGGGGCATCTCCGGGAACAGGTTCATCAGGTCAGATCCAGGCGTGCAGTTGACGATCTCGACGCCGGCATCCTTCGCAGCCCGCGGCAGGAAGAAGAAGGCCATGTGCATCGCGATGTAGTTCGGCGGTTGCCAGTCCTCGTGATCGCCGAACCAGTGGTGCCTGCCGTCGGCGGATGGTTTCAGGTCGAAACCGATCAGGATGATCCTGCTCGCGCCGAGATGTACGGCCAGGTTGATCGCCTGATGACCACTGTTACCGCCGTTACGTACCGCCCTGCGATGCCACATCTCCAACCCCTCGACACCGGTGCTGGCCAGGTATCGCATACCCGGGTAAAGGTTGGCGTTCCAACCCGGGTAGAATACCCCCTCGACCGCATCCCAGCAGAGTCCGGATCTGATCCCCTTGAAGTCAAGCGCGCCCTGATTACGAACCCACCACCTCGCGTCCGCGCCGTGCAGCACGTCGGCCCACGGTGCCAACTTGTAGGCGTCGTTCACGGCGATCACTCGAACATGATCACGTTGGCACTGGTCCACCTGCGCGGGCGTGAGGCTCGGGCCCCCGCCGATGACGACGAACGTGGTCTCGGGCCATTCGGGATCGACCTTCCATAGTATCAACCTATCGTCGGACGGCCATTTTAATTCTGGCTCGGTCATCGTCACGCCCTCAGTATGTAATCGGCTATAAGGTTGTAGTAACCCATCGGTACGGCCTCCACCTTCGTCACGTCCTGGGCGGCCTCCCGGTGCTCGTAATAGTGGCCAAGTAACAGGTAGACCGCGCTAAGGAGATCCTCGTCGACATCGCTACCGGCTGCCCCGTAGCCCGCGACGAAGGTCACGTACACGGCGTTGGTCACGTCCCTGGAGCTCGGCCAGACCTCCCCGTAGACCGGGTTAATCCGGGCCGGCTCGCTAATGAGGTCGGTCCTGTAGTCGGCAGTATCAATGGTCTGTTCGTCACCATCAACGTCAACGTACTTAACGCTGGTAACGGAAGAGACCGGTGCCCGGGCGAGCAGGATCTCCCCGGGGAAGCCGTCCATATACTGGACCCATGTCTGCGTGATTAGCCCGCGGCTGGTATCGCGCTCCGTCTTCCGCCTGGCCGCCTTGATCATCCTGTTGATTAGAGTGTCGTCGGGATGGGTAGCCGGCGATCCGGTCGCCGTTACGCGGAGGTGCATCCTCGCGTCGGCGATGAGGATCGGCTCGGCTCCGGGGGCAGAGCTGAGGTCCAGGGCGAAGTGGTAGTTCACTTACGCCTTCTTCTTCGGGGCCGCCTTCTTCTTCGGGGCCGCGGCTACGGCCTTCTCCCCCGTATCGACCGCGGCGGTCTCGCTCCTGGCCTTCTCGGCAGCGATCTCCGCTTTCTCGGCGATCTCGCGTTCGGCGTCCCTGATATCCTCGGTCGGTGGCGCCTCCACGCTGGTCACCCTGGTCTTCTTCGGCAGCCGCCCCTGAATATGCTCGGCCGCGCCGATTTTCACCAGATGATCGGCGAACGTCGCGCTGACTTCGGTGACCTGCCCGGCCGTAGCGCAACCGCCGGGACCGGCCATCGTCTTTCGCATCCTGATTCTGGTCATGTCGATCCTTTCGTTTTCTAAGATCCAGGTACCTGCCTGGTCAGTTTTAAGAATTCGTCAATAGCGTCCTTGAACTTCTGAAACGCCGAATAACTGATCCTGAACGTCGCGTAGGTTCGCTGGTGATCAGTCATGATCTATCCCACCAGCACATGGAACGTGCCGGACTTCTCGTCGCCGCCACTCGCGATGACGATCTTCACGCGCTCCCGTGCGGCGACGATCCGCGTGTATTTCGGATCGGTGGTGCCGCCCCCGTTCTGATCGTTGGTCCTCACGAACGGGTAGACCATCGCGGTAGCGTTGACGTCCGATTGGACCCACAGATTCTGAAGCGTCAACTCAGTCGTGATCGTGAAGTCCACACCGTCGTCGAAGTCGCCTTTGATATACGAGATCGCCAGGATACGACCGTTGACGAGCTTAGTAGTATAAGCCGTCTTAGCGCCACCGACGGCGGTCGTGATCGCGACGACGTGTCTCTCGATATGCATGATCTCTCCTTATCCCTCTTAATCTTCCTCGTTCCATCTGGCGATGACCGCGATTAAATTGGCCACCTTATGTGATGTGGCCTTCAACAGGTAAACCTTACCTTGGTCAAGCACCCAGCCCACCTCTGCGCGCATCCCACCGCCCGATTTGCCGGATCCGAAGGCCCCGGCACAAATCCTCGTCCCATCATTGCCGCCGGAGACGGTATGGGTAACCGTCATGGTAGCCTCCAGGGCGCTGTTCCGGTCCCGGTTGTAGGCCGTCAATTCCGTGCCAGCGCTGTGGGTGGTATCCTCGAAGAGTTCCCACGAAGTCTCGAATATTCCTTTAACATCGAGAAATAGGTGCATGTGTTTCGCGGCGGGGACGACTAACCGCAAGGTGACGATTTCAGTATCCCCTACGGCGGTGTCCATGTAGCAGGCGAGAAATGCTTTTCCATCATGGGCTGCCACAGACTGATAATCAACATTTTCCAGCGCCCCGACGTGTGAATCCTGGGGGAGCAGGGGGATCAAAGCGGTTTGCATAGCTTCTATCGCCGCCACGACGTCGGGCTGCTGATAGGCAACGATATCGGTAACGACACCGTCCGAAACATGGACTAGGTGCAACGTACCAGTCTCGTCATCGATATAGGTCTGAAGATTCCCAGTCCTTCGTCTCAGCGTCATATCAACCCTCACCAGAAGGCGGGACGGGGAATGGTCCCCATCCCGCTAAGGTTGTTTGCTACTCTGCCGGGTTGGATTCGCCGGTGGCAGCGTCACCCGGACCGCCACTGTCCTCGTGATGATTCCCGCGCCAGTACTCATTGGACCCAGCGCGATAGCCGCCAGCCCAGTCGTAGGTGCTCGATAAGAAGTTACCGGGGCCGATGATGCAGTTGCTCCCACCTCGGTTATCCAGTTGCTCCGTCGCCGTACGATTCGCTCCTACCTCGATAAAGGCGCAATGGTGAATCCACGATTCCTTGAAGCCGCGGGGATTCATGCCGATATGTTGGCCGTTGTCCACAAAGGTACAGCGGTCGATCTCCCAGAACCGCGGCTGGTCGAAACCAGATTCCGTACATTTGATCGCCGGACCGACGCAGCCGTTAAAGTGGCAGTTCCTGACTACCGTCAGCGGCGCACCGTTGTAGATCACGTTAATCCCGTAGGTAGCCGTGGCGCCCCAGCCGGAGATGATACAGTTCCTGATCTCCGTACCGTTAGCTTTATTACCACCGGCGTCGCCATGTAGCAGGATTGCGCCGAAGTTCGCAATCGCGCCGATCTCGAAGCCCTCAACGAGCCAGCCGCGGGCCCTGATCGTTAGGCTCACCCCCGTGGCGCCATAGATATACGCCCCACCGAAACTCCGCCCGGTCGGGTTAACCCCGATCAATTGACCGAACGGTGCGATAGCATTGGTTGGTGTGATGACGTTCTCGGCATAACCGCCAGGAGCCACGAAGACTCTACTTCTGCCCCTCTGCGCCCCGAGCGCAGTAATCGCATCCATCGCCGCCTGGATGGTATCAAAGGCTAAACTCCATGATCGGCCGGTATTATCGTCGCTTCCATTCGCGCCGTCCACGAAATAGTCGGTGGTCGGCATCATACCGATGATAGCACCGCCCTGCATATTGAGGATCGTTTCGGCGGGGAAGACCATCTCCTGCCCGCCCTGTTTACGGTAAATCCTATCGATCGGATATCCGCTTGCCATGATTATCTCCTTCCATTGGATACCCCGGACGTGGCCGGGTATCCGCCCGGCC